AGAAGAAAAAAGTTGTGTCGGACCACTAGCACCTACAAGCGGAAGAGCAACTTGGTTGTCACCAACAATCATGTGAAAGAGTGATAGGGCGCCCATGCCGCCGCCTGCAGGCACAAATGTTTCCGTACTGCCTGGAGTTTGCGCAGCTCCTGTCACATTCAAAGCATTGAGGAAGCGATAAGGACCCATAACACCAAAGGGAAGAAGCCCTTCTCCAGCCCCAGACTCAACGTCTTCGTTCATTTCTACACGAACATATTTTGACTGGTTTGGGTATTCGCCATATTCTCTGTATCTTTCTTCAACAGAGTGCCATTGATAGTATTTATCACCAATCCTTCTTTTGACATAGTTTGGTGAAGTAGGATTGAGATCTAGCCCTCTAAACAACTCAACATTTTCAGGACTTGTATCTTTGTCAGTCAACAATCTAATGGCAACTGTGAAATTTCCATATTTATTGTAGTTGTCATTCGGGAATTGAATGTCTTCTATGGAAACCTTGAGATTGTTTTGCAGCCATTCGCCAGATTCCATTCCCACTAGACGGAAAAGTTTTTGCAAACTTTCATTATCATAATTTGCTTTATCTCCGGTATCTTGAGGAATGAACCAACCAGTATAAGCATTCTTTTTTCCAAATCTAAAATCCGAACCTTGTTTGGGAGTAGCTTCGCGGGAGTTGAGACCCATAATAAGACCATGAGTTACATTGGACCATCCTCCGAGCTTATTCTCAAGCCAACCTTCATATGTCTCACCAAGGAAATAACCTAATTGGTTGTCCGTAGCCGTAATTGTGTTATTTGTGAAAGTTGGATTTGTGTTAAACACCTTTCTGATGAAAGTGTCTGCAGAACGATTAAAGTCGAAATCAATTTTTTTGACGTCAGGATGTAACCCGTCATAGGGACCACCAGAGCTGCCGCCGGCGTCTGAATTGGAAGATGAATGAATCTGATCTGGAGTACCAATAAGTATTGAAAGAGTTCCATTAGAACTTGTTCCAATTGTTGCTGCCTGCGAAGCAGTAAGTTGTGCTTCATTGGTGGTACTAGAATCATTGGCTTGATCAAAATTGAATGTACCAGACAGAGCAACAGTTGTGTTTGCATCGCAATAGAAAACAGCAGCCAAAGAACCTGTAGCAGAACTAGCGTCAGTATTTCCTTGACTGTCGAAATCTGTTTTAGACATCCCAGCGGCAAAAGAATCTGTAAGAGTAACAGCTGTATTCATTGCCGCGAAAGTACCCACAGTTGCTTGGGTAACCGTAACAACTGCCCCTACTGCAGCAGCAGAAAACTTTGCATGTGCATCAATCGCCGCAGCTAAATTGGTGGCTGATGTATCGTTGTCTGTTTCGGCAATCCAGGTACCACCACCGGCCACCTCGCCTACTGTAAAATCAACAGAGGTGGTGTCAGTAGCAATCAAATTAACTTTATCGCCATTGTTGAGATTGGCCACGGCAGTAATGGTGATTGTTGCAGTGGATGCGTGAGGGAGACCCTGATTTTGAAGCTGATCTTCGCCATTGAACAGCCAAAGTGCATAAGCACCTCCACCAAGCGTGGTGACATTATCTGATCGATCAGTCTTTGCAGCGGAGCCTTGCATCAAACCTGTAATGCCATTTGATTCTCGGTTGCCCCAACCTGCGAGAGATTCGGCGCCGTATAGGGAAGTACTAGCTTGCGCATGTTGCTCACCCAGAAGCCTAACAAACGTAAGAGGAGTGTTGCTGCTCAACCAAGCCTTCGCCGCGTATGCAGCATAGGTGGGAGCTAGTTTGTTGCCATTTCTGAAAACGTCACCTGTCTGAATGCCAGGGAGAGGTTCTCCAAAAATCTCAACAAATTCAGCATAAGAACGAACTTTGAGAGGCGTCCCTCCGGGCCCTTTTTGGGCGCGGCCAATCACAATGGGTCCAATTACCGCTGGTTCCACTTCAAGAATTGACTTATCAATTTCTTTCATGAATATCCCAGGCGATACAAATTTAAACTTCTTTACAGACATACTTTAAACTCTCCTATATAATAGTATTTTCTCTAGTAAATAGTAATTTACTTTCTCAAACTCCAATATTAACTTCTATAAAAAGCATCATCATCATGTTCTGGAATGTCTCCCAAAACAACTCTTTCTCTCGGCATCTTAAATTCAACTGCGTTCTCGCGAACAACAAGCTTTGGCTGGTCTTGATTGCTGCCTTGACCGATTAAATAACCTAAAACTTGTACATTAATAGTTGTCTGATACGATCTTTCACTTTCTGCTAAAGATGCTACGTTGTTGGCCTGAAGAAAAGATTTTTGAATAAAAGCTTCATAAAAATGCTTTTCTTTTTTGATCACAAAATGGTTAACTGCTCCTGTCTTTGTGACAAATGGAGTAATCATCTCATTCATTTGTTGCTGGTATTCAGACCTCAAAGTAATTACATAATTTATTGTTAGATACACAGGCATCGGTATTGTAACCGTCTGATAGACAACTTTGTTGTTCTTGAATGGAAAGTTTAATTGACCAAACAAACGATGAGTATCAGCACTTATGAAGTTGCTTGTTTTGTCTTGTTTTATTTTTCTTGCGATCACAATTGAACCACCTTTCTTATCTTTGTCTGGAGCAACATTTCCTTGGAAGACTCCCTTGTTTGTTGGATTTTTGTCTATAGAGGCTCTCTCAATCGTAATAATTGGCAAGATCAATATTCCGTTCTTGTTTCTTAAATTTTGATTATTTTTAATTTGATGCGATCTCTCAGCAGTCATCCACAAAGTTGGGACTTTTTTGAATCCTTTGTTTGTAGTTGCGTGTATATTAAACTTTTGATCGATATGTTCAAAAAAAGATTCATCAATTTTTTCTAATGTCGAAGGTATAATTACTTCCTCGTGGACAACCCCCGGATTTGAAATACCTGTATTTTTATGTTTAGGTGGCATCGAACAAACCCTCACGTGATCTAATACAAGTCGCAGATACTTCGAAACGATGATCAATTTGACCAAAGAATTGTTTTGGTTCATTCAAAGAAGCAATTTCAAAATGAATATCGCCGTATAAAACAAAATCTCCAACACGAACAACAAGATCTTGATCTTCACTCAACCTTCTTTTGTGGAAGTGTATGGTTATTGATGAATTTGCGTCCACGCCAACATTATTCATGAACTCTGTTTGTAAACCTCCCCACTCAACTAAAGCATAAACACGAACAGGAGGAAGAAATGTTTTATTAATTGCTTCTCCATAAATTGAATGGAAATTAGTATGTTCTAAACTAATAGGATAATATAATACTTGCTGGCCAATAACTCGCTCAATTAATTCGTCATTAACTTGCTTGACCAGATCTCTCTCTTTCTTTCCAACGAAAAGAGGAGGCGGTGGTTGTGTTGGCTGTTCCCATTTAGACATTTTTACGCATTATCCCGTGAACACCGGGAGGGGGACTTTTCCTTGAAATTTATTAACTGATTCTGCTACTGTTGCATCTCTCTCGGCTAGATTTGCATAAGTTAATTCCTCTAATGTTGTTTTCAGTTCTTCTCTAAGAGCAGTTTGTTCTTCTTTTGCTCGAGTGATAAGATCTACACCATTTAAAGTTATTGTATCTCCTGGTACCGGTATTGCTCCAAATTTACTTCTAATCAAACCCAATGTCTCTTTCGAAAGAGACAAAGAAAACCTTCGTATCCATTGCTTCCCAATAGAATTAATGTTTCTATAAGGAATATTAGCAAATGGCAACGTGTTCATATTGTTTACGCCATCAGCACCATTTAATATGTCGTCGTCCTCTTCCCATGCATCTCTTCTGACTGTAAATTTAATCCACATTGTCGACGGACTAACTGCTGTTGGACTGGGGAATAATCTTAATTTATTATTTTTTAATTCAAAAGAATAGTGGGAATTTCTTGTATAAATTGCATCTTCAAAAGCCGCCGATTGTTGCTTATTTTGCCAAACTGGAACAATTTGAAACTGCGAATCATCCGCCCATTGGCCATAATTTTGTAAATTGCCAACAGTGTTCAGTCCACCATAATAACCAAAAAATCTCCACTGCGACTGTGGAGTTTTGTAATAGATTTGTTTAACTGTGATCTTATTTTTATCTAACCTATTATAATATAAAAGAGTTGAATCATCAACAGAAGCAGAATAGATAATGGATTGCAAATTATAATCCTGTTGACCGACTGTTGTACTAAATGAAGCTGAATATTCTGTTTCATCACCGCCGACTCCAACAACTGACCCAACACCTAAAGATACTTTTCTTGAATATTCAAATCTGACTCTTGGATATTTTAAAGCAACTTGTTCTGCACTGTCGCTCAGTAAAAGCTCACTTGGTGTGCCATCATCTTGTACGAGTTGACCATCATGATCAAAAGTTCCAGTTAAGTTTCCAAGCATGCTGCCTAAAACATTTTTTGCCTGATGTACATTGACAATGTATGAATATTCTAAAACTGCTTCTTCATAAGAAGCGAATACACTTTCTTTTGTCAATTCGATGTCTAGTACATCTCCACCAAGTTTTTTGTATGTGTAAGCGACTTGATCAACAGCGCCAGTTATAAAATCATCTGAATAAAGAGGAGAACTCGTATCATTATATATGTTAAAAGGTAAAGTTGTCGTAGAAATATCTGTTAACACCGAAGCCGTAACAGAAAGGGCCCTGGCGCTTACAGAACTTGTTGGCGAAAGAGTTGGAAAAGCCATTCATAGAGACTCCTATAATGTCTTAATTAGTTTTGGAAAAAAGAAAACCCCAGTCCAACCGAAGCCAAACTGGGGTTTTCAATAAAAAGTTGGCTATTGTTAATTAACCAAGAAGATCTTGGACAACAACAAGGCCGTACATATCAGGACGCACCATTTTCTTGGCATAGCGAGTCATGACACCCTTGCGGGGCACGAAATCTTCAATGCCGAAGATCGTGGGAGTAACCTGGAGAGGTACATACGGAGCATATACATAGCCACTTTCAAGGAAAGAGCCGCCTTTACGACCCACAAGACAAAGATTCCTGGGGAAGTAAGGATCAACGTATATATCCCATTTCTTGCTAAGACTACCAGTCTTGACAGTACCAACTGTGCCTCTGTCAGTGTCACCAGTGACATCAGCACGGAAACCAGAAGTAAACTCAAGGATGTTAGCAACCTCGGGGCTTACTACTAGGAAGTTGGCACCACCGCGAAGTGTCTTGCGATGAATCTGAGCAGACACATCGTTAACGGTCTCGACAAGAGTCTCATACCATTCAGACACAGTACCAGTGAAGTCAGCACCAAGAAGCGACTCATTAGAGAGATCACTAATTGGAAGACCGGTGTTGCGGTTGATAAACTTACCTGGGCGACGTGACCAATAATAAGTATCGGCAGTAGCACCCTTAACAAGATCTTCGAGGATCTCGCGGTCAATCTCAAGAGCAATTTGCTCGGAGAGAATGCCGGTAAGTTCTACCTCTGCATCAAGGTTGTGATAGGCGTTAAGGTCTTGACCAAGCTCTGGAGTCCATTTGGCCTTCAGTTTCTTGGTTTGTGCCGTAACAGAGAGACTATCGACCTTGATGTCGATCTCAGGAATTCCTGATTCGGCTTCAAGATTCCATGCACTACCACCAACAACAGCACCAATTGCTTGGTTGCTGCCGGCTGATGGAGTACCAGTAAGATCATCTGCATGCTGATACGTAACACCAACCGACTTGAACTTGTCGGTTGTAGTGGCAGTCTCAATATAATCATCACCCTGGGTGGCGCGAATGTTTGAACCAACCTGTGTCCCCGAGTGAGCTACGAACACAAGAACGTGATCTCTTGCTGAACCCGAAAACTGCGTCAATCGACGAATTTGCGACAAAGAAGCGGAATCGGTGTCGCCCAGCGTGGTCATGGCATCCGGATGATTGCCACCATGAAGAACGATCGATTGAAGATTATTCTCGGCAAGACGAGGCATATCTGCTACCGCAAGTTTCCAGATGTTGACAAACGTTGAGCCTGATCCAAGATCAGGATCAAAGCGACAAAACTTATCGAATACATCTTGCGCAATTGCGTCATCGGCGCCGGTGCCGATGCCCTGTTTAGGCAAGTCGTCAGTAAGCGGGAATTTGCCACCTACAGTACCTGACATGAAGCACAGGACTGGCGTTGTGATTGAACCAGTTGCGGATGAATATCCTTGATTTAGAGCATAATGTCCAGTCTCAGCACCATACCCAGTAAGATCGACACCACCAGTAATCTGTTGGCCAACCCTAAGACCACCATACAGAGACGGTGCATCCACGCCAGTTTGCCCAATTTGTTCCAAACCACCGCGTGATGTATTGGTATGCTGGAAGTCCAGGAAGAAGATGAGACCCGAAGGGAGACTCATCGGTTGCACTGACACAAGGTCATTTGCAATGAGTGAACCGAATACTCGGCGCACAATTGGGAATGCAACAGCAGCAAAGCCTTCTACATCAGCACCAACACCCATTGACGAAGCTTCGCGAAGAAGCTCCTTGGCTTGGTTCTCTAGAAGACGAGACATGCACTGTCGATTGGCATCATTATCAATGCCCTCAAGAAGTCCGGTTTTTTCCCACTTATCAAGTAGAGCAGCACCTTCCCTCTGGAGGTCACGATTAACAATGCCTTCAGTTAATTTATCTAATACAGACATTTTTTAAATCCTCCTTATAAATTATTTAATACCTGCTAAAGTCTTCCATCTATCACTAAATGGATTACTTTGGTTTTCCTCTTTTCTGCGAGGAATAGTTGTTGAAGAGTTCCGTTTGACTGCTTCGCTCAGTGACTGCGGAGTGCGCTTTCGCGAACTACCCACTGCGCTTTGAAGAGTTTCATAAATAACTTTACTCTCCTCAACAGAATCGGCTTTGGATAATGCTTCGACAATTTTAACTTTTTGTCGCTCATTCAGGGAGGTGCTACCCAGCACACGATTCGTGTACAAAAGCTTGGCATTTGAAAGATTCACTTCTTCGAGTCTTTCCTTCAACTGCACAAGCAAGTTCTTGAATTTCTTGTTTTGCTCAAAAAGAGTTGTTCTGTCTTTCTGTAGCTTTGTTACTGATTCTTTCAGTTTCTTGTTTTCTTTCTTTGTTTCTTCGAGTTCTTCGTCTTCTTCTATAGTCTCATGAGCAAGAGCAATTTCTGCATTTTCTCTATCTAGCGCTTTATTTGAGGCTCCGCCCATTTGACCAGATGGAACGGGCTCAGGAATGCCAGTTAATTTTTCAATGAGAGAAGCAAGTTGTTCTTCTGTGAGTTCAATTTGTTCTTCCTCTTCTAGGGCGTCTTCGTCGTCTTCTTCTAGGGTTTCTTCTTTATTCTCGCCAACTTCTTTTTGTAACTCTTCAGCTAATTTGTCCAAATCGATATCGACCTCTTGATCTTCGGAGATTTCTTCTTCTTGATAGTGAGCGTATGGAACATTCTCAAGGTGATCTTCTGTTTCTTCTAGAGGCGCTTCGCCTGGAATAGGCATAGGCATGGGAGGAGGCATCATAGCTTCTTCCTGCTCTAAAAGTGAATTAACAGCCTTTTCAACCTCAGTAGAATATTTCTCGAGGATAGTAGATTCTGCGTTCTTTAATGCTGCTTCTTTTAAGGTTTCGGCATCAACAATTGCTTGTTCTAGCATACTAGTATTCGACATGTTTTATCTCCTGATACGTATCTAAGATAAATAGTACTATGATCGTTAAAATGCCATATTATAATAGAGTTCTATTGGCTTTCGAGTTGAGATTCTAGTTCTGCAACTTTGGCAGATAATTCTTGGACTGCTTTGACGAGAGGGACTACAAGTGCGACATATTTTAAATGATGTAATCCGTCATCAGCAGTTGCGTGATGAAATGCAAAATCAACTCCGGTGGCGTTAACAACAGCTTCTACTTCTTGCGCAATAAGTCCAACTTCAGTGCTTGGGGTCCAGTCTTCTGGCTTCTTATCTCTTTTTTCCCATCTTTTTTCGCGGATTTCTTCTGGCCAGTCACTTGGATGTATTTTTTGATAAGAAACTGGTCGCAAAGCATTAACAAAATCAAGACCAATGTTGCTATCAACAATATTTTCTTTAATTCGTTTATCAGAAAGAGCTGCAATGCCAGTATCAGCACAATAAAGACCATTTGTAGAATGGATGGAGCTGTTGCCAAGCGTAATAGTATTGTCAGCATGGGAGATGGCACCATATCCAAGAGCTATTTGATTATTGGCGCCGGCGGTTGAGGCCTCTGCCATCTGCCCAATAAGAGTGTTGTTTACTCCAGTAGTAAGGGCGGCGCCGCCGTAGTAGCCCTGACCGACATTAGCTCCAATAAGTGTATTTCCTCGACCTGTGGAGACGGCTGCACCTGCTTCTACTCCAACTGCGGTATTGCTAACAAAATTCTGACTTGCGGCGTCGCCGTCCCAAGATCCAACATTTTGAACAAAAAGTGCCTTATATCCAACGGCGGTACTAGCAGAATCATTAAGTGAAGATCCCATGGCTCCTGCACCAACAGCTACATTATATGAACCAGTTACAAGAACATCTCCAGTGCTACTTCCGATAATAACATTTGAATCGCCAGTTGTAAGAGCGGCGCCGCAGCTGCTGCCAACTATGGTATTATCATCTCCACCACTTTCGACAGCTATTCCAGCATATAAACCAAATAACGTATTTCTGTCGCCGAGATCATTGTTGGAGAGAGAAACACCAGTGGCCTTGAATGTGCCGTTAACGTGAAGTTTTGCAGTTGGGGCAGCAATTCCAACCCCCACATTACCATCATCAAGAATTCTCATCCATTCATGAGAAGTTGTGTCATCGTTTTCGTTAATTGTCGTTGTACCAAAGGCAAGATCACCTCCCTTATCGCCTGTGCCATGAGCTTCCGCGGAATAAGCAGCAATATAGGCTGAAGATTCTAACACTGAAGATGGCACATTTCCATCCTTACTGTCAAACCCAATGCCACCAAGTAATGCGGCGTCTGCAACTGTAGTGGCCTCATTGACAATCATAATCCCATTGTCGCCATCGCCTGCAGCATGATTAACCTGAAAAGTGTTCGATGGACTATTTGCTGACGTCCCAATACCAACTCTTTCATTGGTCGTGTCGACACTAAAAACGGGTGTGCCGCCGTCAGCATCTTGAACTTTAAAAAAGCTGGTTGAATCTACGTTTGACTGCAATTGCCGGAAGGCGGATGGATTAGTTCTGGGTCCGCTCATTCAATTAAGCTCCTGTTGCACAGGCCGGGTCGGCGTCGGGAGGACATGTAGTTATTCCTGATCCAGTTAATTCATACATCTCGTTAGCAGGCACATGTGTTAATTCAGCATAAAGCTCAAAGGCACCCGTGCCATCGGCGGTGGTGGTCTCAGTATTGTAAATATAAATTTCTTTACACTTGCAACGAAATTCGTACGAGTCACCATTATTTTCAATAGTCACATAATGAAAACCTGCATGCCCAAAATCTTTCCATTTGTCAACAAAAGATATCCTCAGTGGTGCAGAATCTTGTTTATTGGTCACAACTACTTCTCTCGCCACTGTAGGGAAAGAAACCTTTGTACTAGATAGTCCCAACAAAGTAAGGGCGCCTGTCATGAATGGCGTGCCAGAAACCATAAATGAACCAACGTTTCCTATACCAGCTCTTGGTGTCAATCCAAGGCTTTTGTAACCAGTAGTGTGTTTTATGTCCGCCATTTTATTCTCCTATTGCTTATTAATTAGTTTGTTCTTTGGCTTTCAACTTGTCCAAAGTGGCTTTTCTTCTCTTTTTCATCCGTCTTTTTATGGTAGATGGTTTTTCGTAGTACATTCGTTCACGAACATCTTCTACAATTCTTTCTTTTTTGACTTTTTTTACAAATCTTTTTATAGCTCTTTCAATATTTTCATTTTTCTTGAGTCTGACTTCTATGTTGACCGATTTCATATCTTTTATCCTTTCGCCAATGTTTTCCAGGTGTTGAAATTGCCCATTAGATTTGAAATATCTATACCAGCATCATTTGGATCCACACCAGATAAAGGACTTTGCGGAGAAGCAGCATCTCCAGGCGTTCCCGCTTTTGCTACTGGCGTGGTACCTTCAAATAAGTCGACTCCATTATAAGAACCTCTTCCAATGGCATCTAACATTTTCTTTCTTGTTTCGCCTATTTGTTGAGATCTCTTTTGTTTATGTTCTAGCTGTAGCTTTCTCATATCATTTTCGTTATTTTCTTTTTGTTCAACAATTGGTCTGCGTGGCGCGTTAAGGCCGTGCATAACCTCAGAAATGATACTAGATAAAATGCCCTCTTCAAAGAGAGCTTCACGAATACACTCTTTTACTATAGGCTTCAATACTTTCTTGAGTTCTGATTTTTTCATTCATCACCTAAAACATCATTCAAAGCACGATTAATTCTGTCTGCTTTTGTAAAAACACCTTTTATGGCATTCTCATTAATTTGAGGCGTAGTCATATATGCTCCAGATGTTGAAGGTTCTGAGACCATATCAAAGCAAATCAATTGAAAGTCGTCTTCAACGATTGTGTCTCCATTCGATTCCTTCACAGAACCCATTCCTCTAGAAGAAATACCAAGCTTGACACCGGCATTAGCAAGTTCTTTCAACACTTGGCCGGCTGGAGTATTCAAAACCTGAATTTTGCCCATTACAGCGCCATCATCATTCTTGTCCCACCAAATTTCTGTTATAAGGTGAGAAGCGTTTCTAAGATTAATAACTGAATCTTCCGGATGATCTAATTCGCCCAGTGCTCTTCTTTCTTTAACAAGCTTTTGATAGTTTTTAACTTCTCTTTCCAAAATATTTTTGCTGTATACGCGGCCGTTGCCATTTTTCGCATCTGCTCTTTGCATTATACCAGTAAGAAACACATGACCTTCTTTGACCATTTTCTTTTCTTCTTCAGTCAAAAAATCTTGGCATATGCCGCCTTCACAAAGCTCATAGTACTCTCTTAATAATAATTTTGACATCAGTCACGATCCTTTGCAGCAATGTCTTACTGGCTGTAATCTCCATTTAGCTGTCCAAATATCTGTATTCATGTTTAACTCCGTTATCTCCAAATAGTGTGCACAAAATATACGAGGTACCAGAACTCAAACATCCCAGTAAGAAATAATTAATGACACTACTGTCAAATGTAAATAGTTCTGTATATCTGTTTATTCCTGTCAAAAATACACCAATCCAAAAGCCCATGCACATGGGGCAATGAAAAAAATGGTGCTCTGGTCTTACTTTGTTGAATATGGAACCATACACCAATATTTGTGTCATCCCATAAGCACAAAGAACAAAATATATCAGCTCCATATTAATACCTATAAAATGATGTCATGCCATATGGCCCACGAACGTATCCTGGAATAAGTGAACCCTTCCTTTCTTCGTGAGGGACCTCTCCAAGCTCTGTTGAGTCGTCTCCGGATGGCGATAATAGACTATCTTCATAATCTTCTTCATATTGTTGACCTATTGCAAAGTTTTCTTGCTCTTCTTTGAGAAAATTATATATAGAATATAAAGTAGACTGTACTGAATCAATGTTTTCTTCATTTGATTCTAACATTAAGGCCTCCATTGAGCCATAAATATTGCCACCTTGAACAGTTTCAAACAAAATGACACCTTTGTTTCTTAGAAACTCAAAAAGCCGATCTTGCGCTTCATAAACTTTTTCTGAAAACATTTTCTTTGCAAAGGAAAGTACTTTTCCTTGTATTGGAATCAAAACAATGTCAATATCTTGATGATCAAAGATCATTAAGCTGCCATCAAGGCTTTTTCTCGCATTTAAAGATATTGTTTCTTGGATTTTGCTTCCAATGGTTATTTTAATGTCCATCGCTTCTGATCTCTTTTACTAAATTTTGAATTTTTAATACTCTCATTATTAAATTTTTGTTAATTCTTGCTTCTTTAAAACTTTCTAAAGTTTCTAAAACTTTTTTTGTTTTAGAGACCATTTCTGAATCTTGTTTTATATCTTTCATCATTAAAGAGTCTTTGACAATTTCTTTTAACCTAGAAATCTCTTCATTCAAAAAAATCTTTAATTCTATCCCATTATCAACAAAAGAAGAAACATATTTACTTAAAAGTTCTTTTTGTTCTGCAATTAATTTTGATGAATATTCCGAATTAAATCTTTTTACAAAAGACTTGTATGTAAGACTAGTAATAGGTTTTATCTTTAACTCACTATCGTGTAATTTACTTGACATTTTTTTAACTAAAGCATGCTCTAATAAAACACGTTTTTTAACTGGCGTTTCTTCACTAAATATTTGATACACTGTTGCCAAACTTTTATAGTTTGGAACAAAATTGGAAAAAATAGATTTCGAAAGAAGAGAGTTAATTTTTTTGATTAAGACGCTTTGTTCATTGAAAAGACTCTTTCTGTCGATTTTGGAATGTTCTTGTTTTATTTCATAGATTAATTTTTCTGCCACATGTGGTTCCAAACCATATGTATCACAAAGAGATTTGTACAATTTTAATTCTTTATATAAAATAGAATTCTTCTTGAAAGATTCTTTTAAAATAGAAAAAATTTCATTTTTAAGTTCTATGTTCTTCTTTATAACTGTCTTAGTCATCTCCTTGATTAAGGCTTCATAAAGAAAAGCTGTATTACGCTTCTTGTTGTGTTTTATTGTCATTATCTTTGGACTCCAATTCTGTAATCAAATTTTTAACATCTTGACTTACTTCAAATAATTTTTTTTCTTCGTTTGAATAATTAGTATCTTTCCCCTCATAAATTCCTTTACCTAAGCTTAATATTTCAGGATACCCCTTAAAAGTGTTTCTTTTTGTATTTTTGCCAGATTCGTAGGAATAATGACTTCTATAACTTCTTCTTCTAGCGCCCATATCTCGCTTATCAGTGGTCACAGGCATGTACCATTTATATTTTGATCTATGAGTGGTAGTTTCTGGTCTCCCAAGAGGATCTTCTCTTTTGAGTTTGTACCAATCTTCGTCATCTCTCTTAGCTGGGGGTGCCAGAAGGGCAGTTTCTGTTTCTTCTTCACCTCCTTCGTCGCCAGGTGATCCTTCTTCTGGCGGGGCTTCTTCCCCAGGAGGAACTTCTTCAGGAGGAATTTCACCTTCCACTTCTGGAGGAAGACCTGGTGGCATACCAACTTCACCTTCCATACCCATTCCTTCTGCAGCACCTGCAGCTTCAAGAGCTGCTTCAAATTTGCGATCATAAAACATTTCACGCTGATTTCTAACAAATTCTTCATCAGACAAATTAAATATATGTTTTGCAACCCAAGATCTACTAAAAAAGCCTTCTGTAGCTCCACCTGCAATTTCAAATTTTAGTCTCCAGTTCTCAAGTTCTTGCATTTCTGCAATTTTTGAAGGATTGTTCAATGATAATTTAAAAGACACCAAATCATCGCCCCTATATCCAAGAGTGTACAAATGAATAACGCCTATTTTTTCTAGTTCTGTCAATACCGACCTTTGCAATCTCTGAATTGTTCTCGCAAAGCGAATATCTTTTTGTGCAAGAGTTGTTTTATCTTCTTCCGCGCCTTCTCCTCTGAAAAGATATGATTGAGGAAGTTTTAATGCAGCAAACAATTTGTCTTTGAGATATTTGATATCATCAATATCGCCAGTATAGCTGCCGCCGGCCAGATTTTCAACTCTTGTAGTGCTTCCGCCACGAACTGGAATGAAATAATCTTCTTCAATGCTCAACGGGTTGTAACGTAAATCAACTCTTCCAGTATCCGAATCAATGACCTGGTTTCGTTTCATTTGTGTCATTGCTTTTTGCATAAATTGTTCAACATCTTCTGGCGGTATATTGCCGACGTCTATATAGAAAATCTTTCTCTCTGGAGAACGAACAATGCGATAAGCCATTACAGCGTCTTCTAAAAGATTAAGTTGTCTCCAAATTCTTCTAGCCGGCTCTAAAATACTCGTTCCATATGGAGTATACTTGTCATTTCCTAAAACGCGAAAATGTGCAACTTGCCAATTTTCAAATGTTATTCCGCCAGAGTTCCACTGAAACTGGACGTAGTTTGGATTGTCCTTGTCCTCGCCTTCCATTCTTTCAACTTCCATAATAGGCAAGCCAATTACATTTTTTACCCCCAACTCCTCATCGATATCCAAATAAAGAAAATAGTCACCAAATTTGCACATGGAACGACACCAACCAAAAAGATTAAATTCAACATTTAAAATATTGTTATAAAGGTTATCAAGTATACCTTTAATTTCTTCATTTGGACAATCCACTTTTAATACATTTGCGAATCCGGTTGAAGTTGTCATTTCATCTGCATAAATATCCATTGCAGAAGCAATGATTGGTTCATATTCCATTTGATCAAAGTCCGCATATCTCTCGATGCGATTTTGATTAGCCATAATATTGGCTGTTAAATTTTCAAATGGATCATAAGAGGTTTTTTTAAATTGTTGACCTGATGCAGAAGTAAAACTATATTTATCTAGATGTCGTCTTTTTTCTTTTCTAGGTGTTTGACTTCTATAGTTTATAAGTGGGCCAGAAAAGAGTTTCGTTAGTCGCTTGAATAAACGAGATTGTGGATTTCTTGGATTTTTATCGTTTTTTTTATTTCTGTTTCTGCCTGCCATCTAACTTATCCTTTAAGAAGCCAAACAAACTTCTTTTGCTCTTCTATACTTTTTTTCATTTGTACATTGTTTTTAATAGACTTATAGCCTTGCATTCCTGGTATAGTTGTATTAATTATATTATCAGATTTGAACATAGAACTTAAACATGCTTTATGATGCTCAATCTTTCTTTTATTTTCCACAAACACCGTATCTTTAATCCAGCATCCGATCGCAAAGGACATAACTAAATCATCATTTTCTGATCGCATCGCTTGTGCTTTCCCATTGTTCCAAATAAAAGTTTTAAACTCATTATAGAGTCTAGATGAGTACGTTGTAATTAGCTTGTTCCTCACAAATTCTTCCATTTTTGCTACAATGATTGGTCTTGTTTTTAAAGTAGTCGTAAATCCAGCAACTCCATTGGAAATATTCTCTGCGGTCAATTGATCGACATATTCGTGAGTTGACTTAATAGAAAAATAAATATTCGGATATTCCAGTTCCTTTAACTTTTCCAAAACTGCAAAGCCAACTGAATTATTTTCGACAACTAATAAACAATCGCCATATTCCTTGCCGGCATCAGAAAGTATATTTGAAAATATGTCTGGTGTTACCTTTCCTTGGTATTCTGCAACGACCTCTGATGTTTCTAATTTGTAAACATGAAATACAGAATAATCTTGTCCGTCGCCTCTCGCAACATCTGCAGTCAACATGTATGTATGTTCTGCCTTATATTCTTCCCAAATCCAAAGATTTCTGTCAAAGCCAGTTCTATACTTTGGTTCTTTAATGCACTGTTCAATGAAGCTTATATCATCCGGATGAAGTACAGTCTCACCAGAAGTGTTAAAGTTGCATTCTAGTTCTTGAGCTACTTGTCTCATGGACATATTCTTAGTTTCTTTCTCAAACCAAGTCTGATCGCGATCTGGATGTACATCCCATAATAATTTTACTGAGTGGAAATCATTTCTTCTCGATTCTGCATCAACATATGTTTTATAAAACCAACCACCAACACCATTTGGCGTGCTAAGCGCTATAACACGACCACCAGTTGAAATTGTAGGATATAGTCCTGTCCACAACTCATCAAGACCATCAACATGTGCAGCCTCATCGATAACCAGCAAGGATAACGCCTCTGAACGACCAGCATCAGAAGATGTGGTGGATGCTTTAATTTGCGAACCATTATCTAATTCAAAACTAGTCCTATTATCGACTATAACTTTAGAAATTTGCATCCACATCGGAAGGCGTCTGATAATAGATTTAACTTTTTTAACAAGGTTTCCTGCTGTACTAAACTTTGTTGCCATAACAAGAACATTTTTGTCTCGATGAAACAGCATAAGCCAAACAATATAAGCTGCTGTGATTGTCGAGATGCCAAGCTGTCTAGCTTTTAAAATAATATTAAAACGATAATCATTGAAATCATTAATAAGATCTCCTTGATAATCATAAAGTTTAAAAGGAATCAAACCTCTCATTGGGTGAGATATCTTGCAATAGTTATTTATGAAATAGACTGGATCCTTACCGCTTTTGAGGATCTCTTTTGTGACTTCTTGCTTTGTTAATCGATAAGACATTCATCACTTATCACTGTTCTTTCTTTCTGGTAACGTTTCGAGGCTTCGAAGTTTTTCCCTTGTTATAAGCCAGCCAATCTTTGGTAACTTTGTCCAACCTGTCCTTGTTAGAAGAACCTTCATCGACTGGAACAACTCCATCAAGACCACCAACTTTATATACGCAATTGGCTTGGCAAGAACTTCGAACATTGCTGATATGCTGAACATTGATATCCACATCGCCTTCTTTTGTTAATGTAAGAACATTGCCAGTAACTTTTTTATATTCTCGCTTCAAATAATTTGCAACATCATTAACAGTCGCTGAAATATTATTTTCAAAATTACTTCTATCATGAGTTTCTTTTAGCTTCATTTCAGTGTGATATAGTATTCTCAGCTTATTTCCTTCAAAACGAATTTTAAAGCCATCGATTTCACGCGAATCTAATACAGGATCTCCTTCTTCTCTACGGAGTCCTATTGCTCTTTTTTCGCCATCAGCATTATAACGCTCATCATGTGAACCATCATAAGCATTTGCTGCAGCTTGTGAAATTCCTGTAATAATATCTAATACGGTTGCCATCAATTTTCTCCTGATAAATCAATCTAATATAAGTAGTTCTTTATTTTCTTAATACCTTCTGATAATTATTCAAAACAGTTTCAAGTTCTTCTTTGACAATTTGTTTGAAGGCTTGTTGTTGTTCAGCCATTGCTCGTCTTTGTTGCATATCGACTTTCACAAGAGAATTCATTTTATCTTTCATAACTTCAGGATCTCCTGAACAATCAAGAACAGTGTCGATTTCTGTATCAATACCAAACTCGCCCTTACAGATATTAATTACATCTTTGGATGTAAATCCTCCTTTCCCTACTCTTTTTCTAAGATCTAAGACTCTAGAACGAATTTCTGTGGGTTTCAGCATGTAAGGGCGTTCGGAAGGCATGCTGATAAGTCGTCCCTTCTCGTCGTAAGTAATAGCCTTCTCTGCCCATCTGTCCAGCGCGGGTTTGACCATGGAATCAATTAATTTTTCTTGCCAGTGTGATAATGATTTTCCCCCTGTAATATAAGGAGCACCCGGTTCACGAAAAGAAAAATCTGTGACATGTTCGCGTTCGTGCGTACGCGTATGCTTTTCTTGTGGAGGGTGCGTTCCCTGTGTTAAAGGAAGAAGACTTAAATCTACATTCATTCTGGCACCTGCAGGTCTTCCAGGAATCATCGTCCCGGTTGTCGGATCATATTTTGGATCCTTTTTTCGAAAAGGTGTACGAGTGGTACTGCCGGCGGTTTTCGGGGGGAGCTTTCTATATCCAACCTGTGTTTCATATGTCCTTTTTTCTATCCATGGCAATACATCATCTTTATAATTGTAACCAGGGGGTACTCGGCCCGCCTTTTTTTCTTTCTCAATTTTCTTTTCCCATGCTGATCGATCAACACCTTTTGGATCTCTATAAGATTTAAGATAGGCTTCTCGATACTCATCAGAAGAAGCTTCAGGCCACTCCATGGTGGGAAGTGGTACGGGATCAAAGCTGCCATACTGCCCCGGGGATCTGGGCATGTACTGATTCGACAAAGGTTTTTCCGGTTGGAGGCGGCGCTTAGTAAACTTGTCCGTAGATCTAAACCACGGAACTTTAATCATAACTCTTTCACGTGGGGTCCAATACTTTTCTAAAGTCTTTTGTGGTAACCCCCGACCTCGGGCATCGAAATCCTCTTCAGTGCGGTCGACCTCGTCCTGGTCGGCTTTAAGTTGCGCTAACGTAAGCCAGCCGTCGATGTCGAATTCCCCCCTTCTATCAGCCCATATTCTGCGCATCTGCTTAGCGGGATCGTCATCGCGGACAGGCATACGACCACTATGGGCACCAGGTCCAGGCACCTGTTCGCTCAAAGTTGCTTTGAGTCTTTCTTTGATGATTTGTTTGAGTTGTGATTTTGTTAATTTCACTTGTTGGGCCTCCAGCCTGAAGTCCATCGTTCTTCTCGATCTTCAACATGCTGGATATAACACTTATAGCAACAACTAAACTTGCTCATGTAAACGTCGTCCTTAAGATCGAAAGAATAAATATCGCATGCTTCGCAAATCCTATTACTTTCTTTATTAAGTAGTTTTTTACTAATTAAAAATCCGTCCTTTTCGATCTTCTCGACTTTCTCTTTCTTTCTATTTTGTTTCTCTGTAAACTCTTTGAGCTGAGAAAGATATTCTTTCTCTTTGGTCTCGTCCCAATTGGCTTTTGGGTGTTGAACTGCTTCTTCGCCATATTTCTTTTCTATGGCTTGTTCAATTTTTGCAACAAAGTTTGGATCTGTTTTCTTTTTCATTAATCGGGATAATTAAGGATTCTACTAATTTTTTCGTAATGCAAATTTATTGATGGATTAACACTTGCTTGAAATGATTGCAGACCTACATATGGAATCAAATTAATTTCATCTGTCATAGCAACAGAGGTCATATTAGAGCTTTCTGTTACACCGCCGGCTGTAGTCGCAGTTGTAACACCATATTGAGTGTCGTTCACGAATATGGTGATTTGCCTACTGGAATCAATTGATATTCTAAGTCTATATGTTGTAAATTCCGCAAGCGTAATTCCTAAGTTTGTAATACGCTCTGTACCTCCTTTGCTATAGACAAAATGTAAATTAGAATTAGTAGTTAAAGCGCCGAAGGTGTCATCGGCTCCATACATAAAATATGCTTGATCATTATCATACGCATAAGTCCAACTCGCATTGCCGGCGCCAGCAGATGCGTTGCCAGGAGACGTTAACCCTAAACCAGCCCAAAAACCAAATTTTTGAGTCGTCGCAGTGTATTCAGTAGTATGTAAACTTGCTGTCGCCCAATGACCAAAGCCGCTAGTAGTAATTGCACACTCCCATTCGACAAGCTTGTTTGTAGGCCATTGAATACCAGCCCAAGCAGTGTGATAGGTATACGGCCCGCCGCCATAAAGCTGTGTTTGGTCTAAATGCGGAGCAACGATCATTTGATCATCCTCAACATCGCCAGTCATCAACGCAATCCCTGGGTAAGAGGAATAAGTAACCCCCCATGTATCAGAAACTGTGTGACTTCCGTCTGTTCTTCCTAAAACTTCAAAATTTGGGTTCGCGTATCGTGCAACTTCTGTAGTGTGTACCGCATCAATAGTTGTATTTAGTTGAGGCCTCTGGGTAAAAAATTCTTCCAAATAATAGCGACCAGAACTTCGACGAAATACACTTTGGTTTTTGACTTCCAAAGCTGTTGTGGTTTCCAGATTTGGAATAGACACATTGCCTAAAGATCCTCCTAATGTCATAACAGTGCTCATACTATCATAATATAAAGATTTAAAAACTATCTTCCCAGTGGAGCTGCCGTCAGTAACGTTGATTGCATAGCCTTCGATCTGTCCATAAGTTGTGTCGGTATAATTTGGGGCTCCTGTATCTCCACTGTCAAACCCTACAAACTGAATTACGCCCAGGTTATCACCAGCATCTGTACCGTCAGCGTTCCAGGCGCCGGTACCTGTGCCAGAGTCTTTTCTATTTTTCCAAAGTCTAATGTATGGGCCATTAGCAGAATCCTCTTCATTCATTATCATGAGAGAGCCTCCGCCCTGACCACCATTGGCAGGAACAGGATCTCCATCGCTGAAAAACAAAAAGCCCCTATCTGTATTATGTTGTGAGAATTGCCATTCACTTTGTGCACTAACTGTGATAGATGTTTTGTAGTCGCCCCACTGAACACGCCTGTCCTTATCAATAGTAATGGGTTTGTTGGTTGTTAAAGCAACCTCTCCCTCAAAGATATCAAGTTGAGTCATTGCACGTTTGTGACCTTCAGTATCTCTAGATTTACCCATTCAAACTTCTTCCTTGCTAGCTATTCTTCTCTCTTCTGTCCAAAGCTTATCAATAACTTCCCATGTATGCTCATTGCCAATGACTTCTGACATTTCATGGAGGTTTTTCCATGCTTCATTTAAAGTCAATTTATTTTTATTATATTCAACACATATTAAACACATTTTAATTGGTCTCCCTTATTTCTACTGCTGCATAAAAAATAGCAATAGACGTTACAATACCTGCCACAACTCCTCCAGCAAACCACCAATGAGAGTTCTTGTTTGGTCTGTCTAGAGCAATTTTTTGAAGTCTATTGACTTCCTCGTCTTTAATCTTTAGAACTGAATCATATCTCTTTTGTAAAAAGTCAACTTCAATCTTTACCGTAGAAACTAAAAGATCGCATCTTATTTTTTCTTTTTCTTCTATGTGGCCAATTCGCAATCTGCATTGCTCAAAGTTGTATTCTTTTTCGGCAATCGATTGAGCAACAGCCTCGGAATTAAAAAGAACACCAGGAAAAGGAGCAATCTCGCCCTGATTCAGTGGTTTAATTTTTGGAGTATCAGCAAAGGCTAACACCGGGAAAGTCACGAGCAACAATATTGCTATTATTTTATTCAGCAATGTCAAAACCAAAAGCCCCCTTAACTAATTTTGCTAGCTCTTGAGGATCATCAGAATGTTTTTCAACAATTTCCTTAACTCTTTTCTTTTTGTTTCTATCTAGAGTTTCGCTTTTCTTCTCTAACTCTACTTCAACTTTTTTAAGCGTTTCATTAAAAGTCTTGTTTAATTCTTCTTTCTTCTTGGTCTCGGCTTTGTGAGTTTCGTTAATAACTTTAATTTGTTTTTCATAACTATCACTTTTTATTTCTAAAACTCCAATTGCAGCTGCAGCATTCTTTCTAAAGAAAAACCAACAAACAAAAGTATACAATAAAACTACTGGAAAATACCAATAGGTTTTTAACCAAAGCCAGCTCTTTTTAACAAAAGTTGTAAAAGCAAGCCAACTCACTTGTAAAATCTCCCCTCTCGATCATCCTTTACGCCCTTTCCGAGCCATCTAGCTTTTCTGCCTCTTACGTCATAATGAAGGAAGGTCTTATACAAGCCGATCCCACCTTGTTTCATTTTTTTTTCTTCAATAAGCTGTTCCACAATTGCTTTTACTTCGTGAGGACCCATTCCTTTTATTTTTATATCGGCTGCTTTGGCGGTCATATGTTGACTTCGGCGGGCACCATCTATCTTACGATTATATTTAGGACTTCTGTATCCACTAATCACATTGATCGGCTTGTCTACATGTTCTCGCAGTACTTGAAGATTTTCAGCGAGTTCTTTCACATTATCCATATTTTCATCAGGAACATCTGTTCCATCTTTACAGCGAAATTCGCTTAATGAAAAATTATTTGTAAGTTTATTGCTCATCGTTTTGTTTTCCTTCGCCATGTTTCCATCGCGTGGCGATATCCGCCAAGCCTTGAATACCGATATAAGCCAATGAAACAGCAACCCACTCATCTGAATTTAATTTTTCCAACGCTAAAAATGTTGTAGCTGTGGACCAAACTAAAAGTTTGCGAGACATCCACCTCTCCAAATATTTATCCATAAAAGCTTTTACTCTAGCCATGATAATTCTCCTTTATTGTTATATTTAGTTTTCTCTATCTAAAAACAACTCATATTCTACTATTGTTTCACCCAATTTATCAAGAACATATTGTTTTTCGTTGTATGAAGCGAACTCATCTTTATAAGTATCTAAAAGTTGAGATGCCAATTCAGCAATCCTTTCTAGTTTGGTATTCTTCTTCATAAGTTCTTCTACGCTATCGGTGACAAATTTTTCAGCTGTTTGCATTATATATGTTTCCTCCTTAATAATTAACATAAGCAAAATTACCTTTCTTCTCAATCTCAATTGTCATGTCTACACAGTCTTTCAGTGTGTCCAAATGAGAAATGAGAAGAACAGTTTTGAAGTACGATTTAACCATATCTAATATTCGTATAAAGCCTTCCATATTTTCTTCGTCTAAAGCCGTTGCTGGCTCGTCTAATATAAATAGATCTGGTTTTGGCAAACTTGACACATTTAACAGCGCCAATCGAATTGCCATCGCTGCAATTGTCTTTTCCGAGCCCGATCCTAATTCAATCGGTCTCGCATCAAATTTGGGGTGTTTGATGAAGATTTCAAGTTTTTTGTCTTCTGCTTCAAAGAAGACCTGAAAATCAACAATATTCGCCAAGACTTTTGCTATTTCTGTATTAATGATTGGCAACCGTTTCTTAATAATATCGTAAGCAATACCATTCGAGTGCATACATCTCATGAATAAATCATATGCAGCGTATTCTTCGCGAAGATCGTGAAGTTCTTGTTTATTGTTTTCAAGATTTGTTAACATTTGTTCAATTGAACCATGCTCTTTTGAAAGTTCGATAAGGCGGTTTTGACATTCTGACAAATTATTTTTTTCTCTTGTCACAGCTCTCATGCAATTATCTTTTTCAAAATTTAACGCCTCTAAATTTTCAATCGCCATCTTATTTTTATTATATTCTACTGCTTTTTCATTTAATTGTTCAATCTCTTTTTTGAATCCAACAATTTTTGTTTTATTTTTTTGTATTTCTAATTCATAGGAAGAATTTTCGGAATTTAGTTGATTTTTCTTCTCAATAAGCTTGTCATGCTTCTCAATGTGTTCTTCAATCTTTTCCGGATCTAGCTCTTGAATCTCAGTGGACGTTTTTGTCTCTGTGCTTCTCAAATCACTAATTTCTTGCCTAAGATCATCAAGTTGTTTTAAAGCACCATAGGCATCTTTAATGAATTTGCAATGAGAAAACTCTTCTCCACATGGAACCTCTTCTAAAAGCGAAGCTTTGCCCTCTTTAACTCTTAATTTGGTCTCATATAGCTTAATGTCGTTGCAAACTAAATTTAATTGCTTTCGTTTTTCAACAACGACAGATTTGTTATTTTTAGTCTCTTTAATATCAAAATCATCATCTAAAAAACTTTCAATTTTGTTTAAAAGTTCATTATTGTTGTCAATATTTTCAAAAAACTTTTTATTTCTTCCAGTTAACAAATTTTTCTCTTTCTTGTTTTCGCCTATAGATTTTTCTACCTTATCTATATCAATTATTTCCACTGGAATGATGTTTATTCTTTCATTTATGTCATCAATTTGTGCTTGGTATGATTCTATACTTCTCTCTATTTCTTCACAACCATTTTCTTGATTTTTAATTTCATTTTCAATTATAGTGAGCTTTTTATTGATTTCTTCCATTTGTTCATCGAATTCTGTGCCTTCCAGTCTTTTAAGCATTCCTCTTAAATCGGCAACATCATCTTTAGCTAACTTAAACTTGCGTTCAAACATTTCTAGATCAAGAAATTTAGCAAGAATTTCTTTTCGTCTTGTTGAACCTTCACTAATAAACATGAGAGACCCTAATTGCGAGGCCATTGATGTAAAAAGAAAATCATCTATTGTCCCAAACATCCTTCTTATATTTTTGTCAGTATCATTTCTTGATAGTCCATTTAAACTGATATTTTCTCCCACAACCTCGTCACGTCTTGAAAATTCTATGTCTGTTTTTGCTTCAACTGTCGTACTGCCGTGAAGCTTCTTTTCATACTTCTCTGATGTTCTTTCTATTTCATAAATATTGTGATCAATTACAATCTCTGCCTTACCACGACAATCGTCTTTTGTTTGATTAATCAAATGAAGGTTCTTGCGGTTGTTCTTGGAAGTCGAGTTATAGACTGTATACAACAAACTATCGATAATGCTTGATTTGCCTGAAAAATTCTTCCCAAAAATACCAACAACTCCATTCAAGTTTTCAAAATTAATTTTGTTCTTTTCGCCATAATTGAATAAATTGTCCCATTCAATACTTTTGAGTTTCCAGTTAATATTTCTTGCTATTTCTTCGTCTTCTTCGACTACAGAACTATATTTTTTATTGAGTTCTAAAACCTTTTCCATTACTTCATCGTTGGGATCGTAATCTTTAAGATAATCTTGTATAAGCCTTTTTTGAATTGCCATATCTCGCAAATTTTCTTGAAATATGTTTTTAATGGAGTCATCCAAGTCTGCTCCACCAGTAGCTCTATTTAAGAAAGTCACACTTTCTGGCTTAAATCTGGCTTTTGCCACATCAACTGCTTTTTTCAATATATCTAATGAAAGATTATTATTAGAAACTAAACGAAGGCGAGCACCTTCTGGAACCTTTGCTTTGTTCGGAATTTTCCCTTTGGATGAAAGCTGAAGAGTTATGAATGGTTTTGGATTTGTAAAAATAACATGTTTTACATCCCAGCTTTTAGAATCACATATATCCCAAATTAATAAACCTTTATCATTAGTTTCTCCATGGTTTTGCTGAACTGTGCTACCGGGGTACCGAATTCTACCTTTTCGACCTAAGGCTTGATTTGTCTTATGAATATCTCCCAAAAAACCAAAGTCAAACTTATCAAAAATTGATACGTTATGTTCACCATATTCCATAGTCCAACCGAGATCAGTTTTGACTCCAGAAATAGATCCATGATAAAGAGCGATGTTAATTTTGTCTTCATCAGTTGGCTCAACCCAGTTGTCTTCATCAAATACTGAAAGTACATTCAAGGTGAATTGGTCGTCCAATATGACCTCACCAGATGCCTTCAGGAGGAACAGAAACGGGTGTTCTAGGGCCTCAACGATAGGAGTGATGGCATCCTGCCTATTTGAGTTTCGGAGGTTCCCATCGTGGTTTCCGGGGATTATGTAGGTAGGTGCAATATCCGCTAAATTCTTGAGAAAACCTGAAGCCATCTCAAAATATTCAGGACTTAACTGGGTTTTTGTGTGTGCGAGGTCCCCACAATGAATGATATAATCAATCTTTTCTTCTCGCAGTCTTTCGTATATTTGGTCGAATATTATACGATATTCATAGTGATATTTTAAATTGCGAATGTGGGTATCCGCAAGATGGGCGAATCTCATTGGTCTCCTGTTTTGACTCTTTTGTTACTATAGCACAAAATATTTTACTTGTCAACTATTATTTTATACTTAGTATTCTGGATATTCGTCTTCTGTGTTAGAAGATTCTTCCCTTCCTATGCGCCAGCGATGTACAAGTTCTGTAAACCTTTTTATAAGTTCTTTTTCAAACCACTCTTTTCTATCGGGCATCGCACTATCATAAAGACTTTCCATCAAATCAATCACTTGCGCAACAGGTGGTCTATATTTAGATTCAAAT